AACTTCATAGCTTCTCCGCTAGTACTATCAAAACTCTGCTGCTGAGGATCTATACCCTGCCCCATAGAAAAAATAGCTTTTCTTGTTATTTCTAAAAGTTCTTTTCTTGCTTCTACTGGTATTTCTATTGTTATTGTAGAAAGACCACTTTGGTCGCCAGTACCAGCACTATCAAGATTAATTGTTTTATATTTTTTTAGCTTACGCAGAAAATCAACAATACCTTTTACGCCTTCTTCACGCATTCCGCCATAATTGGTTAGTACAAAAAGAACTTGCTGAATATCTTCAAGGTCATTTACGAAACCACTATAAGTTTTATCGTAACTATCAATTAGCTTTTTTATATTATCGAGGTCCAATGTTTGCAAATTATTATTAGCAAATGGAATAAAAGGAACTACACCCATGTTGTGAGTGTAAATATTAGAATAACTATTATCATTTGCTGTGGGAATATCGTAAAAAAACATTGGATAATCCATTAAATCATTTCTTATAGAATATTCCTTACCATTACGGCGCCTAAATGCTTGACATTGTGTATCTGTCCAATATTCATATATTGTCCAGCTGATTCCATCATCATCAATATCTGTATAATATCTTAAAACTGCCAAAAGCTTTTTATTTAGTTTCTTGGACCATACTGGTATGACTTGTGTTGATGGAACAACAGCATAACAAAATCCTTTTTCATTATCGTCCCAATAATGTAACCATGCCATGCCACTATTAGAAGCATTTACACATAAATCCTTGCACTTTTTAGCATAATCATCGCCTAGTGTATCTACAATTAAAGTGTTTAAGTCATTATCTTTCGTATCAAAGATTGGTGGATAAGTGAATAGATAACTAGCTTTTTGATTTACTAATAAATTATAAAAACTGAATGGTACCCGATTATCTGCACTTCGAAGTGGATTTTTTAACTCATCAGGACAATGTTCCTTATAAAACAAAATATCATTTTCAACTTTGTAATAACGTTCAGCCACATCAGCTTTCGTAACAAAATCGCAATGACCAGCTACATAATTAGAAATTAACTTTTTGGCTACGTCTAAATCCATTTTTTCACCTCCTCACCAAAAACTTTTTTTATTTCTAACCGGCATATCGTTTATAAAAGCATATCTACAGGCATCAATCGTATGATTGTTTTTATCAGGATAAGCAGATATAAATTCATCATCCTTATTTCGCTCATATTCATAATTCACAAATTCTTTATACGTATTCGGACATTTTTGCCGGTCAATATATATGTGATTTAAGCTCTGAAGCCATTTCATTCCATAATTAACGCTATCAGGTCCTTTTTTAGCACCATAAACATTAAGACCTAAATTTCTAAGCGTTACAATGCTCTTTGGCTCCGCACTATCTGCCATAATTACGCTATACTCATATCTCATAAGCTTAGGCTTTATTTTCTTAGCTGCTAATTCATTAGTAAGTTTTATCCGATAAACTTCATCAAATAAATACAAATCATTATATTTACCATCATATGCACCTTGAACATAAGCAAATGCATCCACTGCAAAACCAAAATCAATGCCATGTCTTATAGTTTTAAAGCCATTAATCATTTCATCAGTTATAGTCTTTTCTTCTACATTTTCAAAGACATTTCCACCTGTACCAATTGCTTTACCAATGAATTCATGTAGATATTTTTTATAATTTTGTATTTTACAAGTTTCAGCTTCAATTAGAAATTGTGGACCTAACCAATTTTGCGGGACATCTAAATAACAAGAAGTATGAACAATTTTATCTGGTCTTGGGTTAGTAGCTTCATAATTCACCCAAGCATTTTTACTTTTAGGTGGATTAAATGAATAAAATACCCAAAACTTATCACCACCACGAAGAATAGATTGATTTAATGTATCTATTTCATTCATACCTGTGAACTCGTCCAATTCCTCATACCAGCAGTAAGCAAAATAGCCTTTGCGAAGTTTTACTGATTTAGATTTTTTAGGATCATCACAGCCGCGAAAAATAATACGTTGACCTGTAGGTTTATAAGTCAGTCCAAGTGGTGAAAGACTTATTTTCCAAAAGTTAGACACGTTTAATTTATCTATTGCCCATATAAGCTGTTCAAAGACACTTTCTTTTAAATAATGTCCAACTTTACGAAAAACGATTGCATTGTAATTTGAATTTTTCATCATGCCAATTATAATTTCAATGCTAATATATGATGATTTTGTACTACCTCGACCACCTCGAAGCCAATAGTGAGTATATTCGTGATTTTTCACTTGATGATGAAGCTTATAAAAGATTGGTGCTATCAAGTCATTCAAATTTATCTGCACTCGTTTTCACCTCTACATCAGGAATATTATCCATAATTGTAGCTTTTATAGGCTCATCTTCTTTTACCTTAGATATTTCTGTTTTAAGTTTTTCAATACGTAACTTTTGTTCTTCTGTTGCAAAATCCGAACGACAAAGTTCTTCATATTGCTTAATAAGGTTCATCAGTGTCCCCATAGCCCTTGATTGTGCAATTAAAAAAGAAGCCTGTTTTTCGTAGGCTTCTGTGTATTGATAAGCTATAGCTTCACCTTCTAAAGTTATTCTTTTTGTACAGTCATTAGCATCCTCTACGTACATTAATTTTTGTGAACGTATGATTGCTGCATATTTAAGGCAAATGTTTTCCCATAAAATATCTAGTGGCGACATCATCTCAATATTACCAACAAGCTCTAATGTTTCTGCTGGCAAATATTTTGAAAATAAACCGTGCTTTATAGCATTGGTATTTTTCTCAGGTGCTCCACCTTTATTAATTCTAGGTTGTTTTGTTTCGGTACTTTTTAGCTCAAGTCGAAAATCATCTACAGCATTATTATTACGCTTAGTTTGTACGTTTTTGGGTTTTCGAGGTTGCAACTTTTTAACTTCTTTAGTTGCAACTTTTTTGGTATTAGGTTGCAACTTTTTCCAATGACGACTAGCCCATGATTTTATTGTTGATAAATTAATATCATACTTTTCTGCTATATCTTTATATTTCATTCCCGTACAATAATCTTCAAAAGCTAAATCTTTTACATTTTTATTTGCCAAATCACCTCACCACCTAAATTTTTGTACTAAAAAGGCCACTATCAAAATGACAGTGGCTTAAATCCCATATCGTTAATTTTCATTATTTAATTTAAAAGTAGATACACTACCAAGTAAATGTAGTATAACACATTTGTCAAAAAATAGCAATTATCGTGATTCAAAATTTATTGATAAACCCGCATTTATTTGTGCTAAAGTCTTTTTATTATCAGCTTTTCGTCTACCTTTGCCGTTATTAACGCCACCTTTTATCTGTTCTCCTTCTTGTAAGCTCATTGCCTTATACATTAAATTTTGCTGTCTTTCTTTTTCCCAATGATTGGCAAAATTCATATCTTGTGGCCACAATTCAGCTCCACATTCAGGGCATTTAAAATAATCGCCTTTAGCCTGCATATGCACAGCTTTACCTTCATAAGTTAAACAAATATTACACAAAATATCCTTACACATACATTAATCCTCCAAATACTAATAGGGTAGCCAAAAGCTACCCTTTAAATTATCCAATTAAAATTAAGCTTATTCCTACAAGCACAAAAATTATACAAGTTCCTAAAATATATTTTTTATCTTGTTCACGTTCCATTTGTTTTAGTTCATATCTTGTTGGTATTCTCATAAATCAAAATCCTTTGCTTTATATGTTTTTTTATCTTTTACATCTCTAATAACTAAATTAAGCACCATATATCTTCTTCTACTAAGAAACTTTACAAATAAATTAACTACTCTTTGACAAAATCCTAATCTACCTTTATTTATTACTTTATTAGCTACTGGATCACTACAATGACCAGAATTTGTTAGGATATTTTGTTCGTATTTTTGCATTTTATCCCTTCTTTATATTTTTTATATCCATTAGCCATACATTTTTTCAAATCGGGTTTTCCTAAAATACATTGTTGTTTATGTCGCCTAAGACTGCATAAAAAGATGCCATCATCAAAATAACTATATTTACACGACATATTTATCACCCTTTCATATATTTAGCTATTTTAGCTTTTACTGCTTCCATCATTGATTGCTGACCATTTGCTTTATCTGAAAGTGCTTGCATTACTCTCTCATCTTCAGTATCTTTAGCGATTAAATGATGTATAACTACTTTTTCTTTTTGCCCTGGTCTATGCAATCGTTTATTTGCTTGTTGATATAGTTCTAAATTCCATGTAATGCTATACCAAATAACAATATTTCCGCCATGCTGTAAATTTAAACCATGACCTGCACTAGCTGGATGAAGTAAACCCATTTCTATTTTGCCATTATTCCAATCTCGCAAATCTTGTATATTCTGTAATACTCTAGCTTTAGGAAATCTTTTTAATATCTTATCTTTATCATGCTGATACCAATAAATGACCATAAGATTTTTGCCTATGTTATCAACTTGTATTTCTTCTAAAGCATCAAGCTTATAATCATGGATATTTATAATATTTCTACCTTCATCATAAATAGCTCCGCTTGCAAATTGTAATAACTTACCTGTTAAAACGCCTGCACTACTTGCTGTAATTATTTCATCAGACATACTTAATACTAATTCTCGTTCAAATTCATAGTACTTTGACATGATGTTTTTTGGTAATTTAATAGATACCTGATTATAAATAACTGGTGGCAAATCAAGATAATCATCTGATTTTAGACTTACACAGATATCTGATATTTTGCTATATATTTCCTGTTCTGCATGCGGTAAGGTTTCATAATTAAAAACCACATGGCCATTTGTTTGTGCGGGCCTAAAATAATTTTTACGATATTGTGTTATAGTCTTACCTAACCTTTTACCGCCATCTAATAAATATATTTGGCTCCATAAATCCATTAACCCATTTGGTGCTGGCGTTCCAGTTAGTTCTACTATACGTTTGATAAAAGGTCTTATTCTTTTCAATGCTCGAAATCGCTGACTACGATGATTTTTAAATGACGATGATTCATCTATCACCACCATATCAAAATCCCATTTTCTACCTAAACTATCTACTAACCAGCCGATATTTTCACGATTGATAGTATATATATCTGCCTGCGTATTTAATGCTTTTTTTCGCTGTTTTAAATCACCACAAATTACAGATACTCGCAAATCTTTTAGATGTTCCCATTGGTTTATTTCATCTTGCCATGTTACTTGTGCTACTCTTTTTGGTGCTATTACTAATACTTTATTTACTACCCAATAATCATACATAAGCTCAGATATTGCTGTTAAGGTGGATACTGTTTTTCCCATACCCATATCCAGCATTAAAGCAATAGCTTCATTATTTATTATCTTATCTGTAGCATATTTTTGATAAATTCTTGGCTCGTATTTCAATCATAAATCACCTTCTTTGCTATACTCATTTATAAATAACTCAACATGGTCTTTACTACTTATTACCCATACATCTACACCATGATTTATTAATTGCTTTATACGTTCCCATTGTATTTCTCTAGGGCTTTTATTTGGTGCTTTCAATTCTACAAAAACTACTTTCCCATACGGCAGGATTACTATTCTATCTGGTACACCCGCCGTCCCTGGGCTAGTAAATTTCCAAACAATACAACCCAATTCTTTTAACTTATCTGTAAAATGTTTTTCAATTTGCTTTTCTAACATGATTCACCTTTCTCAAATCATATTTCGTGACATTCGTGACATAGACGTATATATTATTCATAAATTAAGAAAACAATAAACATATGTCTTTTATTTTCTTAATTTCATAAATGCATATAGAAAATTTGTCACAAATGTCACACTAGTAATTAAAACCAATAAAATCAAGTTTTATTCATAATATTTATATAAATATCATTTTCAATATATTTACAGTAATTTACTTTTTTATGAAACCTCTCTGTAAACCATAATTTTTAAATCGTAATCTTTTTTCGCTCCAGCCTTCGGCCTTTCTTAACACATCATTTATTTCTATAGCCATAGCTCTAGTTAATTTCTTTACATCACCATTTAATAGTTCCACCCAAATTTCTAAAGCACATATTCTATCACGTTTGACAAGTGGCCCATTGTATTCAAATCCATCGCCACGAATGAAATCTTGCCTATCACTGATACTCAACTCTGCCCAATTTTCAGGTATTTCTTTTTCAATAAATTCACGTATCATACCAGCTAATGGACTTTCTTCAGTATGTTGTTCTTGTACTTTTTTGGCTTCTTGCTCCATTTCTTCATCAAGATACAATTTTTCGTCGCCCTCATATAGTTCTTTAGCTTCCGCCCACAACTGGTCAATAGTATCTTCGCTAATTTCAAAAGGATTTAATCTTCGTTTATTCTTATCTACCATTATTGGCCACCAACGACGACCACCAGTTTGATCACGAATAAAATCATTATTATTTGTAGAAGCTATAAATATACACTGTCTAGGAAAACGTTCTGTACGTCTACCATATGCAGGTCGAAAACTGTCTTCACGCTTAGTAATAAAATGCTTTATTTGTTCAACTTCAGCTTTACGAACTGCCGATAATTCTGCCAATTCAATAACCCAAAATCCTTGAATCTGTTCCATACCTTCTTTACCAATAACTGTACTCATACTGTCAGAACTCCATTTTTTGCCAATACGACCAATAATATAAGATTTACCTATACCTTGACCGCCAACTAACGTTACTACATAATCAAATTTCGTTCCTGGATTAAACACCCTAGCCACACCTGCACAAAACATCTTTCTAGTCATCGCACGATTAAGCTTTGTATCTTCGGCTCCTAAATAATCTATGAATAAAGTCTCTACTCGATGCTTACCGTCCCATTTAATACTTTTTAAATATTTTTTTACTGGATTAAAACTATGTCTATGAATAGTTTCTAATATAGCATCAGCAATTATATCCTTACCTTTTATGCCATATACATCAGATATATAATTTCGCAAAGCACTATCATCAGCGTCAATCCAATCACTAACATTATTATCTTTACGCCATACTAATTTATCTAAAACAACCATTCTATGAGCAAACTCATCTAAAGCAAATTTACCTTTTAAATTAGGATCATTTTCTAATATTAATTTCACATTATGAGGCGTATTTTCATATCCGCCCCAACGATTTATATCCATCTTAGCAGTCCATTTAGTATCGATATCTGTTAGAACTTCGAATTCACTATATACATCAGCCGTTTTTTCTTTACCGATGGTTTCTTTTACTACTTCATCAGATACAGCCAAATCTTGCATAGCTTTATAACTTGGCAATCTTCCCGTTGGCGTGCCTTCTGATACTTCATCATCTAACTTTCTAAATTTATGCAGTCTTACCATATCAAAAGCATTTAATAATTTTCCACAAGCAGGGTCGGTACTATGATGACTGTAGATAAAACAATTATTATAAACAATAGCACCAGCTGATGTACTTCCCTCAGCATAGGTATATCTATCATCAGTACCACATGGTACATATATATCAGATAAATATTTTTCTATAGCTTCTTGGATAGTATATGAGCGACAAAAAGCACCGATAATTCCTTTTTTACTGAGTGGATCTTCCTGTTTATCTACCGTTCTTTTGATATCTACTTGAACTCTACTACTCACGGGCCAAAAACTTTGGTCTTGCCAATTATCATATCGATTTAAATATTCATCAGCATCTACCCAAACCCCATCATTGTATTTGAAAATAAATTCACCATCTTGACTAGTACTAGGAAAATACATCAATCTATGCGGTTGATATGTGGTATCATCAAATAAATCAATATCGATATCATTTGCTATCATACGACTTATTGCTTGATATTCATCTGGATTCACAGAACGATTTATCGGTATGACTAATCTATACCTAGGTTTATTTTTACTATGCTTATGCGTACTATAAATACAACAAGCTACATTACCTATCGTAAAAAATAAATTATCCCAAAAATCATTAGTGGCAAAATCAGCGTCCAGTGTTATAACTGAACGCCATTTCACATTTTCAGCGACTCGCCTACCTTCTTTTAATGCCCCACCTACAAAACCGCCAACATCTTTAATATCATCTTGCTTTGACTTAGCAAATGATTTATATTCAGCAACGGTTTCCCCTGTTCTTCTAGTTTTTGACAATTTAAAAAGAAGTGTGGACCATGATAACTGTTTATTTTTCCATTTCTTTGATTTTCTACTACTAGCTACAGCAATAGATACTTCTCCGTCATATTTTAACTTAGATAAATTGTCTATGTTCAAAGCGGTATCTTGCATTATTAATTCACGTCCTTACACCGCCTCTCTTTGCGGTAAAATTTGTTTTTCAGGTTTAAATATATCGCTGCAATTATCATAATTAATATTAGCTTTATCAGCCCATTTAATAATCTCATCATTTATTTGCTTATTATTATGAGCTGGTTTATTAGCAAATAATTTTGCTTGTATTAGCTTATTATTTTGCACCTCGATACAAGCTTTTAACTTACCTTTATCGTCAGACATTAAAACTATATTTGATTTACCTGTATAAACAGCATCAACATAATTACCCACACAATTTCTAAAAATTTTGCCTATATTGCGAAGCACATCTGAATTCTCAGGTAAATAAAATTTAATACTATCAAACTGCATAGCTAATCTTCTACAGATTGGGTCATTGATATTAAAAGCTCTAAATGGATGTTCCTGTTTATAAATAGCTGTTACTAAATAATCATGTAGATTAGCAGGAGCCGGTTTTTCTTGCCAAAGTGTAGCTTTATCTTTCAATTTAAATATCATATAAATAGCGTCTTCACATGAAATTTTATCTTGAGAATTATGCCACCAACGCATTAAAATATTGATGTATTCTATTCCCCAGTTATCAGAAATTAATGCTAATTGGTTTAATAATGTGCGAACATCATGTCGCCATAAAAAATCAAATTCCAAGCAGTTATTAATATTATTGAAGGTATCTATATTACCTTGAGCCATGGCATAAATTTGCTTATGACGTAATAATAAAAATGGTTTATCTTTTACTAATCGCCTGATTACAGGCTTATTTGGTAAATCTGCTATTTCTAGTAATCCTGATATCGTATCCTTAGCCTTACTTATGATTTTCAAACGCTCATCAGATAAATACGCTTCATCTAAATCATAAAAGTTCCTATCAGCACTACCATAATAAAAAGGATATTTACGATATATATAGTTATAATCAGTAAGCGATAAATTATTTAAATCTGTAAAAACTAATCTATAAGCTATATTCAATATAGGTTTTATAAAATAACTGCCTTTGTTTTCATGACATACGTACATCGATTTTATTTTGAATTTAAATTTAGATTCTAGCTTTTTGGATAATCTCTCACGAAGAATTTTCAATATCTTTTTGAAATCTACAGCATATATACTTGTAAAATGTCTGTGATTTAAAAATTTTAAATTAGTATCTCTGCTAAAACTTGTATCCAGGATATTACATAAGTTATAATTAATAATGAGTTTATGATTTATATATCTTTTATAGATTGCAGTCCTTTGGGCTACATTAAAAGATATAGTCTCTTTATATAGTCTGTGATGAAACATATAGTCACTGTCTTCATCGCAGACTATTTCTTTACCCGATAAAGTCAAACGTAAACTATCTTTATATTCATCAAGACTAATCCTCATGCTGAGCGGGGAATAATCCCCGTCAGCCATAAAACTAAAATCATTTTTTTGCGTAGCTTCCGTAAAACGTGAACCACATTTAGGACAATATATAATCTGGTCATTTGGTCGTATACCATAATAGTTTCCTACACCTTCCCATAAGGATTTAAAACTATGACCACAACTCGAACAGTGATACATATTCGTAAACTTATTACCATTATTTAAGCTTTTTAAGCCACCCTCATAAAGATAGAATAATTTTGGCATATATAAGTCATATATTCTCAAATTAGTCACCTCAATCCCAGATATCGTCATCTTCTTCGATTATTGGTTCAGCCTCGGTCTTTTTTATAACTTCTTTTTTATCTTCAGCTTTAATTTCTTTAGCAACAGCTTTGATTTTATCTGCTTCTTTTTTAGCTTCAGCTTTTTGCTTTTCATCATACATATCGCACATTTTTATAGTTTCTTCACAAGCTTTATACATACGTCCTAAATAATCTAAGCTATTGGCAAAATTCTCATCGTTTTCTTTAATTTCTAATTCAGCACGCAATTTTTTAATTTCATCAAGTTCTTCAATTTGTTTTTCCATAAATTTTTTTAATTGTAATGTATTTATTTTTTTATCAGCCATTTTTAACTACTCCTTTAAACATCAACATATAATGTACGAAGACTAATCTTTTTTGTAATACTTGGTTATATAACCATCAGCATTTAAAATTAACTCCGGTGCCCAATCAATGACAGTTCCCATTATTTTATTGGCAAGTTCTAAGGCTTTTTCTATGCCCGCAGCAGCACAATCAAGAATAACTTCATCATGTACATGCATAACAATCTTAAAACCTGCTTGTTCTAATCTAATCATAGCGACCGCTAAACAATCCCTAGCGATTGCTTGTACTATATTTTCTACTAATTTACCGCCGTAAGTCTCTAATCTTTCCCATGTACGAGATGTCTGATTAGTGCCTTCATATGATATTTTATTGTTTTCTATACGAGGTCTAATGTATGTCAGCTCTCTTCCCGAGGGTAATCGCACACGTAGCATACCCGCCTTATAATAAAAAGCCATGCCATGATTAAATTTTACTTTTGTTTTCTCATTAATAGCCTCTTTAGCTGCTTTATCAACAGTGGACCATAAACGGACAATATGTGGACTCGCTTTTCTCCATTTAGTTACAATATCGGTTAATTCTTCATCAGTAAGCCCCATTTTATCAGCACCCATAGCTTTTAAAGCTCCTATACTTCCCTGATATCCTAAAGCAAGTTCTGCTATTTTCCCCTTTTGTCTAAGTTCACCATTAATACCATGTTTTACCACTGGTACATGAAACATCTGACTAGCCGATGCACAATAAATATCACCGCCATCAGCAAATACTTGCATACGCCAATTTTCACCACTAAGCCAGGCAATCACTCTAGCTTCAATAGCCGAAAAATCAGCTACTACGAATTTATTTGATTTTGTAGGTATAAAAGCAGTTCTTATTAATTGAGATAATACATTTGGTACATTCTCATAAAATATTTCAAATGTTTCTGCATCATCATGTTTTAATAATTCTCTAGCATCGTCCAAATCACTCATAGAATTACGAGGTAAGTTCTGCACCTGTACGAGCCTTCCTGCCCAACGTCCAGTACGATTAGCACCATAAAATTGAAGTAATCCTCGAATTCGTCCATCAGCACATTGAGCATTCTGCATAGCTACATATTTTTTTACTGAGGTCTTAGATAACAGCATTTTTAGCTTTAACATCTCTTTGACCTCTTTATTTTTTACAGTCTTTAATAACTCTAATACAGTAGCTTTAGTGATACTTGCAGGAAAAAAACCCTCTTTTTCCAGTATCCAGTGTTTTAATTGTTCAGTAGAATTTGGATTATCTAAACCCGATATATCCTTAGCTTCTGTAGCAATTCTATTTCTAAAATCAGTATCAACTTCTACAGCTTTATCTGCTAATTGTCTATCTAATCCAATACCTCTATCATTTATTTGTTGGTCTAATACCCATAAATTTTGTTCAAAATCTGTAGGTTTGAATTTAATCATTTTCTTACGTAAATAGCGTTCAACCTCTACATCACGTTTATTATATTCTTTAAATAAATTCCAATTTTGTATATCATGCTTTGGTAAATTTCTTGTTCTGCCACCATTAGTATTAGTCGGCTTACAAGGCTTCGAAAATTCCATTATTAATTTTCGTCCAATATTCATTTTGGCTTTATCTTCAGCTAATCTAAAAATTCGACAATCCTCAGCAAGAGAACCATACAATCCTAAATTCAAAGATAGCACCATAGTGCATTGCCATTGTGCAGGGTCTAAAAAATAATCGCCACGATAAAAACTATCAATTGTTTCACCGCCAAATAAATAATGACTTAGTAATACTCTTTCAAATTGGGCATTATAAGCAGTTTTTAAAACCGTAGGATCAATTAAATCTCGTAAAACTTGTTCGGGAATATCTTCACCTTGAGCCAAATCTATAACATTAACTATTTCATCATCATATGCATAGCCAAACAATAAAATTTCGGCCCGCTCTGCGTATCTATAGACCCCGACTTTTTTTAAGTCGAGGTCGCAATATGTTTCTAAGTCAATAGATAGTGTTTTCATAAAATACCTCCTAACAAGGCTTTATTCAAACATCTCCTCATTGTCATCTACTTCTTCGCCAAATTCATTCTCATACTCATCATCATCTAATACTTCAAAATCATCTTCTGGATTAGAAGCACCACCTAATGGTTCACCGTCTTTTACTTTTTGAATGTTACCCAATCCAGCAGCAATACCTGAGCCAGCATCTGTTTTATAAGCATAAAATGTTACTGATACATTAGCATAACAACCACTATACACCGCAGAACGGTCAAGAATAGGTTTTATTTTTCTATCTACAATCTTAGGTGCAGTGTTGGAATTTGTGTTTATAAAGTAGCATCCTTCATATGCATCATCATCAAAACGGTCAGTATCTCCATCACGAAGAGGTACTTTTAAATTAGGTGGAATTTTTCCATTTTTATTTGCCAATTTAGCTTTACCAGCATTTTTAGCAGCTTCTATCGCTTTTTTTATTTCAGCTATTTGCTTTTTATCAGTTTTAGGAATTATGAGTGATGCACCATATTTCAAATCCCCATTTGGTGTTTCTTTTGGTTCCCAAATATTAGCATAAGAAAGCCTTACATTCTTTAAAGTTAACTTTGTATCATTCATATTTATAATCTCCTTTAATCAAGTATTTCAAAATCATTTTCAGGGCTGTTGTATTCAGGTCGTGGGTCATCAATGCCAACAAGTGTAGGCTTACCAGCTATTTTAGTGATTAAATCATCAAGTAAAACACTAAATGTTTTTTTACCCAATACTTTAGTCAATTCAGTTATAGACTTTAATTCAGGCTCTTTCATAAAATCAGATGAATCAATATTAGCTTCTTGCAATCTACTAATCACAGCAGCAATATCACTATATTTTCTTGAGCTTTTACCTTCTACCAATTTATAACCTGGCCATGTCCTACCTTGTAATGCTTCAGATAATGCGTAATCTTTTATTTGTTTAGCATAATGAATAAGTGGTTCTATCCTATTTAGTACATCAGCCATTTCTCCATCAGACATAAATTCAGGGTCAATAAAATCATACTTTGCTATGCTTAAGCAGTATTCAGAGTATTTTTTACAACGTAGTGAAGCCCTACAGAATAAACACCATTTACCAGCATTGAATTCTCCTATGCCATCATAGGCAAGTTCAGCGGTTGGTTTTACAATATTTTCTCCCCATTTAATTAAATCTTTTACTGATTTTTCTTGACTAGATATCCCACCATTACGTGGCTGAAATATAGTCATTTGGATAGTATCAAAATCATACATAAAACCAAAATTACTGATTATACCTAAGGCATACATCTGCATTTGTGTATTATCAATAGCACTAACAGCTACACCTTTACCATATTTTAAATCTACTATTTCTACATATTTATCAGTAATAATCACTAAATCTCCTGTACCGAATCCCTCTTTTGCCCATTCGCTATAATCAATTTTTTCTTCTATTGCTATATAAGCTGTTTTATCTATGCTCAATGCTGTATTAATTTTCTCAATACACATCTCTACATATTCAAATACATAATCTAACATTGCTTTATTGTAGAGTTCTTGATTTTTAAATTGTTTTGGTAAAGCAATATTGGTATGATTATGTTTTAAATAATACTTCAAATAAAATTCTCCAATAGCATGAGCTAATGTTCCTTCACGAGCAGCTGCTGTTTCTTTATCGGGATATGTTTCCTCTAATCGGGCGCTAGGTGGACAAGATAGCCACCTTTTACTACCCGATGCACTTAATAAGGCATGTGCTGGCTCGGTCATTCGCCAAGAACTTCCTTTCTAAATTCATCTATCTTGTCAATTGGAATATCGCTTAATTTCTTTAATTCCCATTTGTGTAAAGTATCTTTCATTCTCCCCATCAATGTATCATCTGATTTTTTAGCTTCCATTAAATCCTTTTTTAAGTTATCTCTCAATTCTTCCTCACTTAATTGAGGTTTAGTGCTATCTTCTTTTACTTCTTCATCAGCTGGAGTCTCATTTTTTACTTCACTTTTCTTTGCCTTTTGTCTAGTAACTTTTTTTACTGGTTTTTCAACAATTTCTTCTTTTTCTTCAGCTATAGCATTAACTACTATATTTTTTGTATTTGCTTCTAAAGCTTTCGCTAATGCTCCTATAGCTTGCGCAAGTTGTTCAGTTCCTTCAATTGTTACTTTTACATTTAATTCCATGATATTAACTCCTTTTATAAATTAAGTTTTTATGTTAAAATTTAATTGCGTTTTATTATTTATGCTGATTAGCCACGTGCTGGTCAGCTTTTTTTAATATGGAAAAGAATTTACTAATATTATCTAAAACTATTGGTAAATCTTTAGGTTTAAAAATGCTAGGCGTTAATTTAATAGCAATACCTTTTTTCTCATTGGTTTCATAGATTGTCTGCATATTCTCAAATCCTTTGCATATAGTTTTCATATTCTGAATAAGGTATACGAATAGTACGATTATCTATCTTAGCTTTTATTACTCCAGTACGTACTCTTTCGTAAATAGTGCCGTAACTTACATTTGCTTTTTTGGCAAATTCTGTAATCGTCAATGGACATCTTTCTACATCATTTAAATTCTGTTGCACCTCCAGAACTTCTAAATGTTCTTGTTGAACCTTTTTGGTGATATTAATTAGTTCATCAATTTCTTTATTTAGATTTTCTTTCAAAGTCTCTAAAGCTCGAATTTTTATTTCACACTCTAAATTCCAATCAGCCATATACACAATCTCCTTTCAATTTATTTGGTTGCTACCCATACATAAGCTATAAATTTTGATACAGCGGTTTCATCAATAACCCACCGCCAAGCGTTCGTTACAATAAGGGAATAATTAGTAATAGCTAAGCATATGTTAAATATATTTGGTATAATCATCTTTACGAGGAGGTGATTATATTGAAACGTGATTTAGATATAATTAGAAATATTTTGTTATACATTGAAAACGCTGATAATAACCGAATTCGTATATATGATATTTCTATAAATTTAAATTTGCCTATTGATGTCATAAAGTATCATATCGATTTATTAGCAGATAAAAAATTTATTATCTTACGTGGTTGTGTAACTGTACTATCTCCTGATTATAAGCCTTATGACGCTATACAAATTGTTAGAATGACTTTTGACGGATGCGACTATTTAGAAGCAATAAAAAACGATACTATATGGAACAATGTCAAAAAAGACTTAAAAAGAATTGGTGGTTCTGCTTCTTTAGACATTGTTAAAACATTAGCCGTTAATATTGGTCTAAAAATTTTACAAGAATAAACTCAACCTAAAGACTTATCAGAATTTTGATGTTGACATTTTAACTTTACCAATTCAAGTAATCCTGTAACTTCCCAAAATTCGATTCTATACTTTGCAAAAATCTCTATAATTTCATTAGCAATAGGTTCATATATAATTTGCCGTTCTTCAAGTTGTCGCTTGAGTTCGGCATTTTCTTTTTCTAATTCTTCATAGGTTTTTTTCACATTATCACCTCTTTTAATAACCACTTTTCAATTTCATCCTTTTTGCTGATGTCGTTGATATAATCGAATGAACAGTTTCTTTGGTGTTTTACCTGTTATTAAACTTTTTTGTATCTCTTTAGGTGTTAAAGACTTAACAGGTTTTTCTGCTTCTTCAAGTGTTATACCGTGAGGTTTTAGAAGTAATTCATAGATATATACTTGAGCAATCATATTTTCTAACTTTATATCCTTATTTAAATTTAACATCTAATCACCTTTATTACTTGTATTTCCGTCATTTTTCTTTAAAAAATTAAGGTTAATATCTAAAATTACACCTAATTTTGACAGAAGTTTTAAACTGGGTGTATATCTATTACGTTCAACATCTGCGTAATATGCTCGAGACACCATAGCTTTATCAGCAATCTCCTGCTGAGTTTTACCTTTTTTCTTACGAGCTTCTTTTAAAACTTCACCAATCATTAAATCACTCCCTTCAATTTTGTTTTGCAAATATATTGTATTGTATTTCCGTCATCTTGTCAATAGTATTTCCGTCAAAAATATATTATAATTTAAATAAAAGACGGAAACACCGCACAAAAAAAGGAGTGCTTTTTATGCTGACTATAGGCGAAAATATAAAAAAAGCTCGTAAACAAGCAAATTTAACACAAGTGGAACTAGCAAAAATCACAAATCTATCCCGTTCGTATATTGGAGATATTGAAAAAGACAGATATAATCCTAGTCTTTCTACCTTAAAAGCTATTGCCAAAGCTACAAATCAACCACTAAATTTTTTCATATCTAATCAATCTAATACACCAGCTAAAGGTATCAAAATTCCTGTATTAGGTCGTGTTGTTGCAGGCATCCCTGTTGAAGCTATTACCGATATAATAGATTATGAAGAAATCACCGAAGAACTTGCTCGCACCGGAGATTTTTTTGCGCTGCAAGTAAAAGGCGAGAGTATGGCTCCCCGTATTCGAGAAAATGATGTTGTAATAGTTCGGAAACAATCAACTGTAGAAAACAAAGAAGTCGCTATTGTTTTAGTAAACGGCAATGAAGCTACTATCAAAGAAGTTCAATTTCAGGAAAACGGTATTACTTTGATAGGCTGGAATCCAGCAGTATATACACCTCATTTTTATAGTGCCAAAGACATTGAAACGTTGCCTGTTCAGATTATAGGCAAAGTCGTTGAACTTCGTGGCAAATTCTAAGGAGACATTTTAGTCATGTTATCTAAAAAACCTTATTCAAATAAATCATATGCAAAGATTACTAATGAAACAGTAAGTCTGTTTAATGATTTATTACATTGTGGCAAAATTCTTTTAAAGCAAGCTACTAAAGAAGATAAATTAAACACTGATGCAGATAAAATATTACTATTATGGTTTAATGAAACTTTAAACATTTTACAAGGAACTATCGTTTTGTTCCAAAAACAACAATTCAACAATTCATTAATATTATGTAGAACTTTGATGGAAAATTATATGAACTTTTTATTTGCATTCGAAAAAGAAGATGAAGTCCAAGAAAGGCTGTTCGCTTATAGATTTTTTGAATTAATTAAAGAATTGCATGAATTAAGTAGAACAGATAAAAATAATATTTATCCTTCAAAAAATCTAAATAAGCAACGATTACCCTTTGATATAACACCTATAATTGACGGAATAAAAGAACAAATTTGTTCTGAAACATATGCAAATCTATATAATAAGGCTATTTCAGATTTTGATTACGACTTTGACAATTTAAAAAATAATTTAGTTAAAAGAAAGTGGTATACATTATTTGATAAAACATTATATTCTTTTAGAGAATTATGTAAACATTTTAATCAAGAAGATGAATATATTGCTTTTTATAGTAAATATTCTAAAAAAATACATGCTAACGATTCTTTAAACGGATTTTGTATAAATGCAGATGGAAGGATTGAATTAAAGACATCAACTTATCCAGAAGATATGTCTACGCCTTTATATCACTTAGTCTCAATGATAACAACAATATATAAGCATTTCTCAAAATATTTTTCTTTAAAAAATAATCTGGATACTGATAAATATAAGCGACTTTCTGAAAAACTATCTGACCTTTTAACTGATTGGGATAAATTTATATATAATATGGAGTGTCAACAGAAGAATTACCTTTTTAACTGAAAAATTAACTATATTAGGAGTGATAGCGTGGAAAAATATACAACTGGATTTTCAGGGACCTTAACTTTAAAGGAATATCCAAGCGAACAAAGTGCCAATGCTTTATTTACATGTATGCGAAATATTCGTTTTTTAAAAGATATATTAAAGCGAAAGAAAATATATCCTCGATATTATAAAGAAGACATTGAATACTTACATTTGCCTGGTCTTTCAGGAATAGCATATCCTATGAAATGTTTTTGCGATATATTTTTAAATAAATTAGAAAAACATATGGATAAATATGGTGAATACGGCATTGCCTTAACAAAAGAATGGGGATTAACTAATAAAATCCAGCCGATACAATATATAAATGAAAATTCTTTTTTGTATACGAGCATACAAAAATTATATGAAAATAGACATGACCCTAACAATAAACTTGATTATCAAGATTTATTCCATAATATTTTAGGATTTATAAAACCTATATCCGGTAAAATGCCCAAAGATGATGGTGTTGTTACTAAAAATTTTCATGATGAAAAAGAATGGCGTTATATTCCAGAAATTAGTCCTAGAGCAAGAAATTACTTTCCTTTTATTGAAGAGTCATATATTATAGATAATAGTACATTCCTTAATCAAAAATCAAACGAATTTTTCATTAAAGACAAATACGGTTTAAAAATAACAGATAAGGATATTAAATATATAATAATTTCTAAAGAGGAAGAGCGCGAACCTTTTATTGATTTTATCTTAAAAGAATGTCGTTTTAGTCGAAAGGAAAAATATAATCTAATTTCTAAGTTGATTATATTTAATGAAATGAAAGGAGATTGGTAATATGTTATCACCTGCAATCAAGGTAAAAGATTTACCTAATACTCTAAATGAAATACCAGACGATATTTATTTATCTAAAGAAAACCAGAAAAAAATACATGGTCGCATAAAAAAAATAGGTAACACTTTTGAAATTTCTATAGATGAAGCTTTTAATTTTACTTTTAATTTAAAATCTAATAATGACATAGATTATAAATTTTCTATTCATCCAGAAAAAATGGATAATATATCCGATGTTATTCATATTTTAAAATTGGCGAAAGGATTGTCTTCAGGCTCTATATTTATAAATGACATAAAACTTGTGGACTACAAAATAAATTCAAGAAAGAAAAAAGATGTGGAAATGTTGTCTATGCTGATAGATTACTGGGAAAAAATAGAACAAATCGCAAAGCAACTAAAAAAATATTGCAATATTGTATTATCGCCAAAGAATATAGTCGAAAATAGTGACAACGATATACTCAACTTTGAGGTACTAAATAGAAGTTTAATTGAGAAAAAGCCATACAAATTAAATAATCCTTTAATAGACGGCTTTTCTTTAACAGTAAGTGATACAGTAGATATTTCTAAAATGGAAAATAAAACACCTTCTTTTACATTTTTAAGAGAAGAGCCATTTTGTTTTGCCGGTAAAAAGTTTACAGTATATATTACTACTGGCATTTTTAAAGTTATCATTTCAGAGATAATCCCTATGCAAAAAAATAATGATGATACATCTACATATTATTTTAAAATAAGTTCCAAAAATAAAAAAATAGATGTATCTGAAAGAATTTTTTTAGACGAACATCTTGCTCAAGATTACTTAAATAATGAACATACTATAGAAGAATTATCAAAAGCAACTATTTTATAGAAAAAATAAAGACACTAACTAAAAGTTAGTGTCTCATACATAGTAATAGCTAGGCATAGTGAAAGGGGAAAACTATGGCTAGAATACATGAACGCCTTACAAAGACAAAAGGCAAAACATATTGGTTCATTATAGATGTTGGTAGAGATGATACAGGAAAACGTATCCGTAT